TACTTAACCTCAAGGCTAAATCGCTTAACTATCTCATCTTCTAGCTCTGCGGCTTCATCACAAATTAAAATTTCTCTCTTTCGAAGATCTTCCGGTAAAGAAAGAAACATACTATAATTTAAAACACCAAATTGAGACGTTAATAGTCGATTGCGAGCTTCATAGTACGGACAAATACATTTATTCCAGCAATCTTTTTTAATTTTCTCAACTATTTCACATGGAGCTATTTCAACATCTTTTGTTTCATCGACAGCGCATTGGTGATTAATTTTACCCTTAAGTACTTTTGTATCATCAAAAAAGTTTTTATATTGATCTTGAAGGGTTTTTGTGATTGTTAAAGCAAAAGCACCGAACGGTTTTTCTTGTTTAATATTATCCTTGTATAAAAACTCTCCATGCTTATCAAGTTTATAAATTTCATATGAGTCAACTAAGTCTCTGAAGTTTTCTGAACATTCATTTGCTAGATTTGAAATTGTTTTAGAGAAGAAAGACTTACCAGATCCAGTTGGTGCGCTGAGGATTAGAAATTTTTTATCACTCTTCAAAAAACTATCAATCTTTTTTAAATTCGGTAGTTGATGAGTCTTAGGAGTATGTGGGGCTGGAAAGGCTGATAGTATGTCTTTTTTAATCACATATTCATTATAGCTTATTTAAACTGGAAGTCAAGCCTGTTGTTAAAATATTTCGACTTATATTCTTTATGATAATTTAGAGTTTTTATTTTTACACCTATATCGTCCGTTAAGTCTTCAAGTACATAGCTAAAATAAATTACATCTTTTTTAACTTTAAATCTAAAAGGTACAGGTATTTCTATAACTTTATGTTTTTCATTTATTTCTAAGGTAAACAGAAGATAGAAGTCTTTAGGAGCAAATAATAATAATTTACCCTCTCTTATAATTTTATCATTTAATATAATTTTTAAATGGCGTTGAAAATTTTTTCCGAACGCATTCTCGAATATTTCGTTCGTTAACACATAAGTATATAGCCTAAACTCTCATAAAATCAAATTTCTCTTTAGAAGACATAAATGCGAGTTTTGTATTAAAGTACTCCCAAAATTCTTCATTAGCGGGTATCACAGCAATTACATCTGCAGCTGCTGTTGGTATTTGTCTATAGTCCTGCATGAATATATCCCATGTAACAACTAGCCCTTTAAGTTTAGGGTCATATTCAAGACTGTGAGAGGGGGGTCTATAATTAAGAGCTGTTCTTCCTTGTATGCTATTAAGTAGTCCGTAGTTGTTAGTTGCTAACATTCTACGAAAAGAAGGAGAACCTGGTTTAGGTCTCCTTCGTGTAAACTTCACTTCTACTACATTTTGCAATAAAAGTAATCTAAGCTGCTCTGTGGATACTCTCACATAATTATTTATTCCTCCTCAGATGGAGAACATACACCAAAAATTCTCGTTTCATCTAGAAAGATTGAAGACTTAACTTTACCAATACCTTTTACATCTACATTTGAGGCTGGAATTCCTTTATCGTTAGGAAAGCAAACAAAATCTCCTTCTTTAACATTTTTACAATCAGGACCTGCGAGAATTATCTTTCCAATACGCCATGCAGAGGTTGTATGATCAATCGGTACTAAGATACCTTTTCTTAATACTGTTGTATTATCACTATCAGGTGTATCAACATACTGTACTAAAATAATGTTATCAAGAACCTTTTCTAAAACATAATCAGTAAGAGTAAAAGTATCTTTAGCATGCTTATCAAAATCTAATGCAGTTGTTTTCTGCATATGTGTTGGGATCGGTATACTCATAATTCTTTATACATACTTACTTCTCTTTTTGAGAGTTCAAGGTTCTTAGCAAGCATTTCAATATCTTCTTCTTTCTTTGTCTTTTCTTTTTTATTTTTCTTTATGTAGGCAATTCTTTTAAATCTTGATCTTGGAATACTACTTATAAGAAGTTTATTCATTTCATCTTTAGTTAAGCAAGACCAATATCTATTTGTTGTATCATTTACAATAGAAGCAAATTTTGGACTATGCATACTAAGCCATCTGTTAATAAGATAAAATTGGTACTCCCTATCTTCTTCTACAGATATAACATCATCTTTTTTGTGAGTAATAATGTTAGATAAAATGGAGAAAATATTTGTCATATAATCTTCGTCGTAGCGATGAATATATCGTCAGCCATTTGATAAAAAGTCTCAATAACTCTTTGCATAAATGTAGCGGTTTGAATATCGTTCATTTCCGAGGAAAAAGCGAAAGCAGGTGCTTTCTTTCCAGCAATAACATTGATACCTGTATGGCCTAAAGCTGCTCCATTCTTAACATGGGTAATACTAACACTAACCTTACCCTTTTCTTGAATAATACCGTGCTGCTTATGTTCTGCATGTACGATAAGATCATCACCATCTACTTCAATTTTTTTCTCAATAATCTCAGATAAGATATGAGCAATTTGAGTGTTAAGCAATCGTTGAAAACATACAGCTCCAAAACTATCAAGATTAGGTATTTCCCAACAAAAATTTACTGCGTCATCACTATAGATAAAATCTCCTTGTAATACATCTTCAAGGTCAATCATACCTTCCGCTTCAACAAGCATAGGAGCTCTGAATGCGACTATATTACCGATAGGTAAAGTTCTTTCTTTAAAGTACCTATAAGCAAATCTATTATGAATTAAATTACCGTCGTAACAATCGATTTTACTTTCTAATATCATACATCAATAATAATATCATCTCTAATAAGTTCAACTCTTATTATTCATTTTCAGCACTTTATTTATTTCGTACTTTAACGTGTCTCTCTTATCGTAAAATTCTATCAACTTTTCGTAGGGGTCATCAATTAATTCACCGATTTCATCTTTTGATTTACAGTCATAAAAATAAAGATAGTCATCTATAAAAACCTCTTCCTTGCATTTAGACATTAATCCGTATGAATAATATTTGTCTTCTTCATTATTAATAGATGGAAAATTTATTTCTAAAGCTATTTTTCTTTTCACTGGTGTAAGATGATTAGGTGACCTATAGTAAATGATAGGGTGCGGGGTTAAGTCCCAAGGCACTTTCCCTATTTCATGACTCCAATTCTCGTTAGCGCACGAATTATTAACTTTTCTGGGATGGACGCCATCAAAAGTTATTACAGTATTAAAACCTACAATATCAGGTTTACTATCTGTAGCTTTGATAATTTTTCTGACATAATCATCAGATACAAAGTCATCATCATCGATAAAGCAAACATACTCTCCTATAGATTGTTTAAGCAAATCATTACGCTTTTGTCCAACAGTCTTCTCATCTCTATCAGCAAAATCTACTAACACTTCTACCTCAGGAGTTAATTGATTTTTTAAACACTCTTTTAATCTTTTTATGTAGTTTACTCTATCCGGTAAAGAACAAATTAATATACTTAAACGTTTATAAGTTTTATAATATTTTATTTCTTCTATTTTCTCTGGAGTAATTTTTCTTTGAGTTGCTCCGTGCTCAAAGTAAAAAATATCTCCCCATTTTTCCATCATAGGTATTCTTTGAGCGCCCATATTTTTATAAGAAGGGTCTTCTACCACATCATGAGATTGACTTAATAAATGATGAGCGTGAGAAGTTGTAATAAGAGCATGTTTAATATCAAAAAGATTTAAAAGACAACTTACATCATTATCTTGATAGTAAAATTTAAATTTTTCATCAAAATAGCCTATCTTATTTATTACTTCTTTTTTGAGTACAAAACACCAACCTGTCAATTCGTAAGAAGTTCTATAACCGTAGTAAATTTCTTTTTCGCCAGGAAAAATTTGTTGAGAATGTCTATGCCATTGCCTATCCACAGGGCAAGCACTCATTAGTTCTTTATCTTTTTCGAAATGCTTATACATTTCATGAAACCAATTTTCAGAATAAATTACATCATTATTGGAAACTAAAATAAAATCTCCTTTACATTCTCTTAGAGCTATATTAAGAAATAAATTGTAATGAAAATCCTGTTTAGGTGTAATAAATTTAACATTTAAATTATCAGTAATTTTTTTTAATTCTGTATCATTAATAAGATTTTTATTAGATTCAACTACAATAATATTAAATTTATAATTTTTAGGATTGTTTGAAACAGAAGTAACGGTTTCTCTCAAAACATTTGCATGCTTAAGAGAAACCGTATTACTTAAAATAATAACATCAATGTTAACATTTTTCATGATGTTATTTAAGAAGAAGATTATTAAAATCTATCGTCTTGCGCTGTCCATATCTGTAAGTTAAATCGATTATTTTCCCATGGCATATTAGGGTCACATTTAACTTCTGAACAAGCGTGAAACATTCTCGAAGGGAATATACATAAGAAATTGTTTTTAAGAGGAAATTCAAACGTTTTTCCTTCATGCATAAACAATTGACTCCCTCCTTCGATTAAAGATTCGTCTCTAACGAGAGTGTACGATATTGTAAAGAGAGGTGTCGTAGCAATATCTTTACCATGAATACTTAAACCGGCGACAAAATCATCTGCATGCCAGTTATAATAACCACCATCACCGTAGCTAATAATATGAGTTCTACCAGTTAAAGGCATTCTTCCGCCTAACTGTAATTCTCTACTTCTACATTCACTCATAAATCTTGTAATACCCTGGTGATGGAACCATCTTTCAAGATTTCCGAGAAAGGGACCAACCGGAATATTAGCATCTGGAATCCATAAATCGCTTCCCCAGCAAAGATGTTTGTTAGAGTCTGGGTTAGAAACATCATTACTTTCCATATCCTGGTCTCCATCGTAGCTGTCGCCAAACCTCCAGCTAGGGACGCCAAAGTATTGTTTAGCGTCGTACATATCATTAAAACAATCTTCTACCAGTTGTCTAGGTAGAAAATTTTCGCTCGTTATAATTGGTAATTCTTCTTCTTCCTTAAGTAAATACATAATTTATCTCCTAAAAATAATTATAATATAATTAATTGCTTTATCAACGGAAAAATTTAAATATATATATGTCAAGAAAAAAGTCGGCAGCGGTAAAGAAGGACGCCTTCACTATAACAGAAAAATTTGAACTTACAGAAAATCATAAAACTATAGTTGAAAACATTTTAGATAGAAGAAATAAGCTCATATTTATTGACGGTCCTGCTGGAACGGCTAAGACATACTGTGCAGTACTAGCTGCTATAAAACTTATTCAGCGTAAGAGTTTTCACGAAATTCTTTATTTAAGAAGTATTGCTGAATCTTCTCCCCAAAAGCTAGGTTCCCTACCGGGCGAGGTACACGAAAAAATTGGACCGTTTGGAACTCCGTTTATTGAAAAGCTAGAAGAAATGATAACACCTGCGACTATTAATAAACTGGGTACAGAGGGAGTTTTAGATGTACAACCCCTAAACTACCTTAGAGGTACAACATTTAATGATAAAATAGTAATTTTAGATGAAGCTCAAAATGCTGAGCTCGATCAATTGATTGTAGTATTAACTCGTTTAGGAGAACACGGTAAGTTAATTGTTATCGGAGATAGTTTACAAGTTGATATTAAAGATAAAAAAAGCTACGGTAGACTGGTAGAAAAATTTAATTCAGAAGATTGTAAGGAAAGTGGTATACAATCTTTTAAACTAGGTGAAGAAGATATTAAAAGAAGTAAAATTTTAAGATTTATTGTAAGAAAGCTTGAAGAGTTAAAACAAGAAAAATCTTAAAGAGGTTTTAAGTGTTCATCGCCTCTTGGGGTTTTAATATATTTCTCGATGTTATCTAAAATATCTCCCGCGTACCATCTATCTAGCATTTTAAATTGTTTAACCTTTTGTTCAATATTATAAAAGGTAGGGTGATAGGCTTTAGTTTTTTTAGACTGTATCATTCTTACAGTATGTCTAAAACCGCAATGATTGAGTAGAAAAGTTTTTTCTGAGGGATTAGCCCACTTTAACTCTTTTTCATATTTTCTGAAAAGAGGGGTTGTAAAGTACATATCAACATTAAAATCTTTATTAAAACTTTTTATTAATTCGCTGAAGAATTTTTTAACTAACGGAGTAAGATTCGCTCCGAAATAACCACCGTTAAACATTTTTCCTTTACCTGATATAGAACTTTGCGGATAGTTCTCAAAGGTAAACACTAACTCATTTTCACATAAAATCTTTTTAGTATCATTAACGAAATCTCCTAACACTGCTATGTCAGAGTCTACATAGAGAGCTGAACCTTCTTTTAAGAGTGTTTGATAAAAAGCATCATACTTAAGAAAGTTTATATAAAAATATTCGTGATTTACACAGGGATCGTATAATGTATTTGGTTCAAGATTAATTTCTTCGATCTTTAGCAAATCAGAAAACGAATAAAGCTTAACCTCACAAAGGAGATTAAGCTTTTTAACACATTCAAATGTTTTTACGTCTGTACAATATAATAATAAATCTTTATGTTTGTTTATTGTTTCAAGATTTTTATATAAATTATAACCAAATTTTACAAAACCATGATTTATTATGTTAACTATTTTCACTATAACTTAGCATGAAATCTAAGAGCTTTTTGCATTTTCTCTAATATTTTTTTAGGGCAATTACCTTCGGAAACTAATCGTTGAAATTCTTCTTCAAAACTTTTTACAAATGATTCTGATAGATTTAAATTTCTCGGATATAGCATTCTATGTTTAACATTAATAGAGCCATAACTTTCAAGAATCTTAGCGAAGTTTTTATTAAATTTATTCATAACATAATAGGGCTTAATACCCTATTAATATTTATGCTTTTTACCTTCTAGTTTTTTTAGGTTCTGGCTTAGTTAAAGCTTCAAGTGCTTCAATGTCTTCCATAGTAATATTCTCATCACCGAATAAATTTTCATCAGGAGCAACTGCGTCTCCATCCCCGTCAAGATAGAGTTTCATTATTTGAATACGTTCATGCCTTGATCCGAAGATTTCAATAATCGGTGGCTTGTCATCATGTTCAAAATAATTTGATTTAGGATTTTCTCTATTTTCTACAGAGAGTAGTTTAAATAAATTATCGATTTCAATTCTGGTATTAGGATCTTTATCTCTAAAACCGTTATCTACATATTCAGGAGTTGGGACGACTTTTGTGATAGGAATATAAAAAATAATATCAATTTCTTTTAAAGCCGTTCTTACTTTAGGTATGCATTCTCCAATAAATTCTTCATCAATATCAGACTTCCCGTGGTGATATAGCCACATGGAATATACAAGATTGTCTAAAGGGCACCTATCATAGATAACATTTTTTTCTTTATCATATTCTTTTACCTGCTTACACATGAAATCTAAAATAGCTTTCTGTGTTTCTTTAGTAGACTCGCTACTATGAGGTAAATTTAAATCATTTAGAACATGTCTATATGATTTTTCTGGTAGTTCATAACTCTGCCATTCTGACAAGAAGTCTCCTATTAAGGTAGACTTACCCATACAATGTGATCCTGAAATTGCTATTCTCATTATAATTTAAACATAGGGTTATTATTGTAATAGAATATAACCTCATCTACATCAAGTAAATTTTTTATATTTTCTTTATCTAATTCACTTAAAACATCTAAGAGATTTTTATAAGTAGAAAGGGCTATATCAATGTTTCGCTTCTTACAAATACCACAGCTCGTTGAACGTATTTTATTAACAGCGTCAATAAAACCTTTAATAGGAGAAGGTTTGAAGATTTCTTTATTTTCTGAGAGAAACTCAGCAAATTCATAAAATGTATGAAACCTTTTAATCTTCATCGTTCTAGCTTAGTAATCAAAAGATACAAAACATAAGTAAGATACCAGGTGATTGGTAAAAAGCAATATAAGTATATAGGCGCTGTTGTAATAAAAACAACAACACCTATACTCAATACATTTAACCAAAAAGAAAAGCAAAAAGCACAAGAAGTCATTTGAAATAATAAATTATTATATACCATAGAAAGAGACTCTGGCAGGGTATCACCAGGATTCTCTTTCATCCAATCTTTAAGTTTTTTCGGTTGTATAGCTTTAGTAAGTTTATCAATTAAAAGACTATCAAACCAAATATATAAAAACAAACTTAAACTTAATATGGTAGAAATAATTTTTAAAACAATCATACCTTAAGAGCCTTATCCCAAATAACTAAATGTAACCTCGGACTGAAATTAAAATTATATTCCTTAGCCAATTCAGCTACACCAGCGCATACCTTTTCATGTTCTGCTCTACTACCTGCACAAGGCATAAGCCAAACTCTACTACGATCAATATTAAATTTCCTAATATAGTTTTCCATAATCTCTTTCATATCATCCTCAGATTGTACTACAAACTTAAAGCCTGAGTTATGTTGAGAGTGCCATGCAAGAGTTTCAGTAATATATCTTTTCTCTTCTGGATCACCATTCGATGAAAGTTTAGGGGACGTAGTAAACGTAGCTTTAATTCTGCTATTCCATGCCGGGTGTGGCATTAGAGTTGCATTAGTTTCAAAATCTATACGAGGTGTCCATCCCCATTGTAGAAACATATAATCTAAAAACTTTAACAGCTGCTTTTGCTGAATAAGTGGCTCTCCACCAGTTAGTTTAAGAATAGCACCTTTACGTAAGTATTGATCATAGCCTTGCTCTTCCATTAGAGATAATATTTCTCTAAACGTCATCTTATTCTTAATACTCCAAGAGACATAACTGTCACAGCCAAAAGGCGCGTCTTCTGATTTAAAACCGATACATGTCAGATTACACATTGACATGCGCATAAATACGGAAGGCTGTCCTACGTATTCTCCTTCACCCTCAATAGTATAGAATATCTTATCGTCACTAAGAAAGATAGTATCTTTATCTGGATCAATTTCAGTCATATCATAATTGTATATGCTTTTATCTGGATCAATTTCAGTCATAATTATATTCTAAGCCCAGCTAGTTCCAAAATCCCATGTTGAGGGTTTATTTTTTCCACCTACGGGTACTGCCTTCGGAGGTTCATTAGTTTCTTTTGGAACAACTTTTTGTACTTTTTCTTTTTCAACAGGTGCTTTTGTATAGGCTTTTTCTGTAACTTCGTCTGGAAAAGAAATTGTTTGAGCGCTTTCTCGAGAATAAATAGCTGAATTATCAGCATGTTCAAATACTTCAGCTTGGATACATTCAACTCGATTGTCGGTTTTATGTTGGACAAAACTATTAGCTGCTTTACAAACATATTCAGCAAACTTCTCAATACCAACACCACCTTCAAGAACAGTTAACTCAGCTACCCCTTTCTTTTGTAGATCTTCAAAAGTTTTAAGCTCAGGATCATTATCAGCAATTACGAGTTTATGATCAAACTTTTCCTGGAGAAATGCTTTTAGTTCTTTTAAACCACCAAAATCCATTACCCAGTTATTTTCATCAAGCTCGCTCGCTCTGAATGTAACCTTAGCCGTTAATCTATAACCGTGAATAAATCGGCAATGAGACTTTGCCTTAGGCTGTCTAAATGCAGCACTACCCAATTCGATTACTTTAGTAGAATAATTCATATATCGATTGTAAAATACTTTTCGCTAAAATCAACATCTTTTTTCGTATCCGAAAAATTCAAAATCTTTACTGTAGTAATTATTAATTAGAGTAAGAGTTTCGGTTTTTATTTGATAAGAAAGTTCAAGGGTTGAAACCGGTTGGGCTGCAGTATTAATTTTTGGTAATTTTTTATCTGTTTTAATATTAAAATAGTTCAACATTTGATAAAATTCTTGTTCTAGATTTTCAAACTTTAATAAATAGTCTACAACAAACGGACCGATATATCTTACTTGAGGTAAAATATGATCAAAATTATTTAGCTTAGTACTACTCTCTACCCATTGGTGAAAATGATCTTTATCAAGTTCCGTAATTTTAAAGCCGTATGGACAGTAGTGTTTAATTTTATCAATATAACTCGAAATAATTCTCGTATAAGGATCCCTTACAACAATAAATTTTCTATAATTTTCGAATTTTTTAGGAAACAAATTTTGTAACATTAAACCAGTAAAATGTTGTGGAGTACAAGTAATACCGTCTATAAAAACTGATTTGAATGTATGTAATGCTCCGTCGTCGCCCCATATATCAAAAAAATTAATAATCGACGAACCGCCTGTTTTCGGTACATGTAAATGAATTAGTTTATGTTTATCTATAATTGGCATAATTAAAATAGTTTTCTATATTTAAGAATTTCAAAATCTTTATCGTATATTTCGTTAATAAGTCTAATCGTTTCTGGATAAATTTCGCAAAAATATTCTGAAGTAGGTTTTTCGAGATCGCTTGTATTTTCTCTAGGTAAAGTTATAGTAAAATTATATGATTCGGCAAAAATTGCCCACGCTTTTTTAATATAGTCATATCTTATAATTTCAGTTTCTTCTAAATTAAAATAATCTGACTGGAGCCTAACATGTTCGTTATCAATCAAACCTTCTTTTATACTCCAGACCCACTCACCAAAATGATCAGGATTAAGATTATCAAAGATAATTGAATACGGACAATCAAGCTTAACTTTATCAAAATAAGCTGAAAGTAATCTATAATAAGGGTTTCTAATTACGGTAAATTTATGATAGTTTTCATACTCTTCAGGATAAAGTTCTTTAATAGCTCTCGCTGGTAAATGAAGTGGTAACCACCACCTATCCTCAAAAAATATTGAATCTTTATAGTTATTTTGACTTAAGTGTTCTGGGTTTTCTCTATCTAACCCCATTGCCTTCGTAACCGCAGAACCTCCTGTTTTAGGTATATGAATAAAAATAACTCTTTTATCATGACAAATAGGCATATTGTTTATTTATATAGTTGATTTTCGTAGAGCAACACTTATAATAAAAAATATGAATGATGAACGAGTGAAAGAATTTTTGTTACCTACTGCTAATAGTTCAGTAGCTCTAACGGAGGAACAACAAGAAGATATTATTAATAACGCGTCAAAAGCCTATGAGAAATTTCTAGACGCTCTCGGCTTTGATTGGCGGTCAGATCCTAATAGTGATAACACCCCATATCGGGTA